TCGATACAAAATCTTGGGTCTACAGCAATTGCATCTTACACATCAGGACTGTCATCTCTATCTTCCGGTGCTGTTGGATTTACTTCATCTGGAATAAATTCAAGTATATCTCAAATTTCAGGATTAGCAACTGGGCTAACAGGAGGATCTATATCCAGTCTAACATCTAGTATAGCTTCTTCTGTTAATGGAGATGTTGGTGCGTTGATGGCAGTAGGAAGCAAATATGGCACTCAAATTGCCAGTACTTGGGCTAGTGGAGCAGGATCATTGGCATCATTAGGTACAGATCTTACTTCAGGAATAGGATCAAGTATAAATTCGTTGACTTCGGGAATAGGTTCAAGTATAGGTTCTTTAACTTCAGGGTTATCCAGTAGCTTGGGATCATTAACTTCGGGGTTATCCAGCAGCTTGGGATCATTGACATCTGGGATTGACAGTTTAGCAAAGGCATCGTTATCTAGTATTAATTTTAGTGACTTTTCGTTAAGTAGTTTGATTTCGCGAATTCAACCTGCTGCGGCCTTTAGTAATACTGTAAATCGTGCTACTGTCGACGCTGCGGTAGACCGTGTTATTGGTTCGCCACTTATTACTCCGCCTACTTATGAATTACCATCAATTAATAGTTTAGGTACAATGGCTGATATTTCATCCGCTAAAAATCTGTTATCTCAAGCGCAATCTATAGCGCAAGGAATAGGTAACAAGATAGTTAATATTTTATAGAATAAATACATATTATGGCAACCTTTATCGGATTTTCAACTGTTAATCAAAATAAGAATTTTGTTCTTGTTGATGATGCATTAATTAAACAAGATTTATTAAATGCATTTAACATTAGACAAGGTGAACTAGTAGGTCGGCCGGGATATGGTACGTTGTTATGGAATTATTTGTTTGAAAATCAAACTCCTCAGTTAGAAACTGCAATATATGAAGAAGTACAGCGTATAGTTGGAGGCGATCCCAGATTATATCTTAATAACGTATACATGTATCCACAACAAAATGGAATATTATTACAATTAGATTTGCAAACTGTTGCGACAACTGCATCTCAAATAATATCCATTTTCTTTAATGAATCTACAAGATCTGCAAGTTACGTCTAACTTAAACTACCCAGATTATTAATGACATAAATACTGTAACATTGGAATGACCATGGCGCAGACAACAAGACAAACCGTATTATTTGGTGTTGAAGATTGGAAAAGAATCTATCAAACCTACAGCGAAGGAGACTTTCAGTCTTACGACTTCGAAACCTTACGTAAGAGTTTTATAGATTATTTGCGACAATATTATCCAGAAACATTCAATGACTATATTGAATCTTCGGAATTTATAGCGTTATTAGATGTTATGGCTTTTATGGGCCAAGCATTGGCATTTCGAACAGATTTAAACACACGAGAAAATTATATTGATACGGCAGAACGACGAGATTCTGTTATTAAACTGGCCAATTTAGTTTCATATACTCCTCAAAGAAATACAGAAGCTAATGGATATCTTAAGGTATTTTCAGTTATGACTACTGAAAATGTAACAGATTATAATGGTATAGATTTAGCTAACATCACTGTTAACTGGGCTGATCCTAGTAATTTTGATTGGCAAGAACAGTTTACGGCAATTTTAAATGCCACTTTAGTCAATACACAATACGTAGGATCTCCTGGTAACGATCAAATAATATTAGGAGTAGATACCCAAGAATATACTATCAATTTAGTACCAGGTTATTTGCCAGTTATACCATATACATCTACTGTCAATGGAATTAATATGCCATTTGAAGTAGTCAATAGTACTTCTCTTGGTGAAACTTACATTTATGAGCCGCCACCATTGCCTGATGGACGATTTAATATTTTATTTCGTAATGATCAATTGGGATATCAGTCAGCTAATACTGGATTTTTCTTTTATTTTAAGCAAGGTGTATTACAAAATCAAGATTTTAATTTAATAGAACAAATTTCTAATCGTACCGTTAATGTAAACATTGAGGGAATCAATAATACTGATGTGTGGCTATATCAACTTGATAATGTAGGCAATGTACAAAAAATTTGGCAACAAGTGCCTTCGGTATATACCGCAGCAGTTGAGCAAATGACTTCAACATTGCGTAATGTTTATTCTGTAACCAGTAGAACTAACGATCAAATTACTTTAGTATTTGGCGATAATGTATTTGCTACAATTCCAGTTGGACAATTTCGAAATTATGTTCGCGCATCTAATGGATTACAATACATTATCAATCCAGAAGATATGCAATCTATACAAATACCGATTTCTTATGTCAGTCGTACTGGTACTATTGAAACTATTACATTTACGTGTGGTATAACTAGTCCAGTGACTAATGCAGCACCACGTGAAACCCTTACTCAAATTAAACAACGTGCTCCTGCTCGATATTATACACAAAATCGTATGGTTAATGGCGAAGATTATACAAATTTTCCATTCACAACTTATAATTCAATTATTAAGAGTGCAGCTCTTAATCGTAGTTCTATTGGAACTAGTCGATATTTAGATTTGGTAGATCCTACAGGTAAATATTCTTCTACTAACGTATTTGCCGATGACGGAGCTTTGTGGTATACAAACAATACGCCAGCATTTACCTTCACTTATCAAACAACAAATGATATCAATAATGTTATTTTAAATGACATTACGCCAATTTTATTACATTCAACATTTAAGCAATTTTATTACGCATATTTCCCACGTCCAAGTTTAATAGCACTAAATTATACATGGAATGAAAGTACAACTATTGTTAATGAAACCACTGGTTATTTTCAAAATAGCAGCGGAAATCCAGTACCAGTTGGTCCAACTGTTAGTAATAATGCTTTTTATATTGTCGAAACGTCATTAATTAAATTTGTACCACCTTCTGGATATTATTTCGATTCTAAAAATGAATTGCAACCAGGTGTACCGCAATCAGGCGAAGATCACATGTACATTTGGGCAAGTCCAACAGCGATTGTTGGGGATGGCACAAATGGTGGATTAGGAAATTTGTTGGATGGCACAGGTCCAGTGGTGTTAAATACCTATGTTCCTTCTGGAGCCATTCCAGTACAGGTTATTCCACTGTTATCCACTACTTTTAGCACAACTTTAAAAAATTCTATAGTCAATCAAATCTATTTAAAACAAAATTTTGGGCTTGGTTATGACAGTACAGGTACTATTACTGGCACCCCTTATACATGGTACCTAATAACATCAGCTAACCTTGCTATAAATTCAGCATGGAATCAAACATTTGCTGGTAACACATCAGGTGCTAATCTTGATGCTAGCTGGATGATACAAGCAACATATGATGGTGCACAGTATACGATAAAATCTAGAAGTCTTGACTATTATTTTGGTAGTGTATTAGAGGTTCGTTTCTTTTTTGACACAGCACAGTCAGTATACGATAGTCGTACTGGCACAGTTATTTCAGATTTTGCCAAAATTTTAAAATCAAATAGTCAGCCTAACAGCAATTTGCCTTTATTGTCAGATGTTACACTTAAAATTATTGGTCAACCAGTATTAAGTGATGGCTTAGTTGACGATTATCAAGTATTAGTTGGATATGAAGATTATAATAATAATGGTATTCCTGATGATCCTGATTTCTTTCAAGCAATAGTTGGAGTATCTCCATCAAGTACTGCGACTCCGCAACCATACGTGTATTTTCAATTAACAGTTGACTTTGATAACTTAGAACGTTATTTGTTACAGCCATCTGGTGTTGTAGTTGATAATTATGCTACTTTATCTGCAATACAAATGGTTAAAGAACAATATGCTACTGGACAAGTATTTTATGCTTATCAGGAAAATAATTTTTATACATTGATGTTGACTTTATCAGGCACAAGAACATTAAATTTATCAACAGGATGGATCGCACAGATTGGGCGACAGGATTTATATTTCCAATATCGACATAACTCTGGATTAACTAATCTTATTGATCCCGGTAGCACTAATATTATTGATTTGTATGTTGTGACTTTAGAATACTATACTGCGTATGTAGCATGGATTCAAGACACAACTAACACAATAGCACAGCCATTACCTCCGACTATTGATCAATTGACAACAAACTATGCAGGTTTACAAAATTATAAAATGATAAGTGATAATATGATTCTTAATAGCGTAGAATTTTTACCTCTTTTTGGTAGTAAAGCTCCGGAAGCATTACAAGCTACTATTAAAGTTATTCCAGCGGCTAATACTAATGCTAGTAATAATCAAATACAAAATCTTGTATTATCGACCATGAATGCATATTTCGATATTGCTAATTGGAATTTCGGAGATACATTTTACTTTTCTAGATTGGCGGCATACATACATGCACAAATAGGAACTTATGTAGCTTCGGTGGTGTTAGTTCCACTTAATACCCAAAAATCATTCGGTGATCTATACGAAATACAATGTGCGCCATATCAAATTTTTGTTAATGGCGCTACGATCAATAATATTGAAATTATTCAATCGTTAACTAGTACTAATTTACAAACCGCCCCTGGTAGTGGAGCAATTTAATGGCTGCAACAATTCGTTCTGTTGATTTTTTACCGGAAATTTTTCAAACTCCAGTAAACAAACAATTTTTATCAGCGACTCTTGATCAACTGATACAAGAACCACAGTATAAACAAACACAAGGATATATCGGAAGAAAAGTTGGGCCCGGTGTCAATCCCAATGATGGATATGTTGTTGAGCCAACCGCAGTACGTAATAATTACCAATTAGAACCTGGTGTAGTAAGTATTGACCCGCTTACAAAAAAAATTACTGATGCAATTACATATCCAGGAATACTTGATGCTATTAGTACACAAGGTGGTATAACTTCTCAAGCTGACAGATTATTTGAAAGTGAATATTATTCTTGGGATCCTTTTGTAGATTTTGACAAATATAATAATTATTCGCAGTATTATTGGTTACCTGATGGCCCAGATTTAGTTACTGTTGCACCGACGGCTATTCCAGTAGAAGAAACTTTTACAGTTAGCAGAATTAATGGGGCATATACCTTTACTGGGTACACTGGTAATAATCCTTCATTGACACTAGTTCGTAATGGCAGCTATAAGTTTGTTGTTGCACAAAATACAGTAGAAACTATACAATATCGAGTTAATAACAATGGAACCAGTAGCTGGATTATCGATTCTCAAAATAACCCAACACTAACGCTTATTCGCGGTAACACTTATGAATTTAATTTAGTACAAACGGGAAGTCATGCATTTTATATTAAGACTCAAGAAAGCTTTGGTACTACTAATTTATGGTCCGAAGGGGTAGTTAATAATGGGGGAACACAGGGTTTAGTTACTTTTACTGTTCCACAAGATGCTCCAGACACACTTTACTATTGTAATGATATAGAATTTAATTTACGTGGACAATTTGATATTGTTAGTGCTACTCCTGGCACTGGCCCTGATTTCTGGATTCAACTTGCGCCTGGGGCAGATGGTAAATTACCTTGGTCAAAAAACATTAGCAGTCGAGATATCTTGGGTGTATCTAATAACGGAACAGATCTCGGTACGGTATCATTTAGCGTGCCTAATTCTAATGCGCAAGATTTTTATTATTCATTACCATATATCGGATATCCAACATCTTCCACAGGAGAAGTAGATTTAATTTGTTCGTCTTTACAATTTAACCAAATTAATGGAGTATATGTTGATCAATTTTTAACAACTTATACAAATGGAATCGACGGAGTCACTGATCTTAACGGCAAAACATTAGTATTTACATCAAATCCAACAGATTTATCTACACAAATAAATTTATGGCAAATACAGTATATTCCAGACAACGTTGGTGCATTGTATATACAACTTAATAATATATTAACGATTCCTAACTCAACACAATTTATTATTACATCTGGTACAGAATACGTTAATACTCAGTGGTATAAAAGTTCAGCTGGGTATTTTACACAGATGCCATTACTCACAGCATCAGCATCCCAATTGTATTATCAAGATAGTGAAGATCCAACTATTTTTGGTACAATCAATTTAATTAACGAAAATACCAATTCCCCAGTCCCTCCGTTGGCAGTTAATGGCATTAGCGCATCAGGTACCGCAGTAACTTTACATTTTGATGACCAGACATCGGTACTATATTCAATCGGTGATACCATTATTGTATCTGGAGTTAATCCATCGAACTATAACGGTAATTATACGGTTTTATCTTGTACCACATCGTCAGTAACATATAATGGTACATATTCAGGAGCGTATGTCAGTGGAGGCGTGATAAATTCAATAAGCATTAATTCTTATATTAATGTTAATACGGATATTTTAGGAAATAAAAATTACACAAGTCCAAACGGCGTAATATTTACAAATGGATTGAAAATTGTATTCGAAGGAAATGTTTACCCTACTAATTATGTAAATAATACTTACTATGTGCAGGGAGTCGGAACTAGCATTAAATTGGTCCCTGCCTCAGAATTAATAGTAGTAGAACCATATTCAACAGATGTCAACGGGCAGCCTATTGTACCTGACTACATTACTATCAATATGGCCAGTCCTGATCTTAATCCATGGACACGTAGTAATCGATGGTTCCATATCGATGTTATCGAATATGCCGCGGCATTCAATGACATAAGTCCTACTTATACTAATGCTCAACGTGCTAATCGTCCTATCTTAGAATTCCGTTCTGGACTAAAATTATATAATTTTGGTACACAAGGCCTCCCAGCAGTTAATGTTATTGATTTTACACAAACTGATGCATTATTAAATGTAAATGGAAAAATAGGGTATGGAATTAACGGATATACGTTAGAACAGGGTAGCTTAGTAATTTTTGCTGCCGATAATGACCCAGTGGTACGCACTCAAATTTATCTTGTTAATTTTATCGTACCGGATCCTTCAATATCAACTACTCCTGTTATTGATTTGGTTCCTACTAATTATAGCCCAGCATTGGTCAATCAAACTACTGTGTGTCTTAATGGACTCACTTTACCAATACATTCAATTGGTAGTACTGGAACTGCGGTAACTTTATATTTTACGCCAAGATCTTCGATACCTTATACAATAGGACAAGCAATTACAGTAACAGGAGTGTCCCCTGCATCGTATAATGGCAGTTTTATTGTAACCAAATGTACAACAACATCGGTAACATTTTCCAGTACTACTACTGCTGCTTATATCTCAGGCGGCACAATCGGAATACAAGGACAAAGTTTTTATTATAACGGCACATCTTGGATAGATTCACAACAAAAAATAGCGGTTAACCAAGCTCCATTATTTGATGTTTTTGATAGTAATGGTTATAGCTTTGGAGATGCTTCCCAGTATCCAAGTACTAATTTTACAGGTTGTAAATTATTAAGCTATGCAGAAAATCCTGATAATCCAGTTGATTCAGTGCTAGGTATACCATTGGATTTTTTTAGTGTAGACAATATTGGTGATATTTTATTCGACAATAATTTATATACTGACTCCTTTATTTACACTCCAGCAGGTACAACAGGAATTACTGTTAACGTCAGCACCGGATTTGTATATCAGTATTCAGATAGGATTGCATTTACTCCTGAAATCGGATGGCAAACTGCTGCTATACCATCATTGCCTAGACAACAATTTCAATTCACGTATAGTGGCACACCTTTACAATTAGATGTATTAGTCGAAACAGCTCTGGATGTTCCTCCAGTACAGGTTTTTGTTAATAATGTGTATCAGCTTCCAACGATGTATACGTTATCAATTAATTCACAGTCTAACACTTCAGTGGTTGCGCTTAATAGTCCTACTATGGTTATTGGTGACATAGTTGAAATATTGGCATATAGTCAGCAAGTGAGTGCTACTGCATTTTATCAAATTCCTATTAATTTAGAAAATAATCCGTTTAATGGTAATAGTGCAAAATTTAGTCTTGGTACAGTTCGACAACATTATACTACTATTTGTGAAAATTTAGTTAATCTAGCTGGGCCAATAAATGGACGTAATAATACACGAGATTTGGGAAATATTATTCCTTATGGTCAGTTAATATTACAACAATCTTCGCCATTAACATTAGCTGGATTTTTCCTACGTAACATTAATTACGATTTATTTGCTGCTTTAGATTATAACAGCAGAGAATACATCAAGTATAAAAATAAATTGCTAACCGCAGTAACACAATTAAATCTTACTGGAAATGAAACGGTATCGCAAGTACTTGATCTGGGAATCAGTAATATAACAAAAAGTTTGACAAAGTCAAATTCGTTTTATTGGTCAGATATGCTTCCGATTGGCACAAATTATACATCGACGACAACGGTAGTTAATCCAATTACATCAGCGACTTTTAACACAAGTCAAATGTATAACTTTACGTCAAGTAATTATCTTGGGTTATTGGTATATGTCAATGATATATTATTATTGCGCAATAGTCAATATACTGTGTCAGTTGATGCACAGAAATTAACAATTTTAGTACCACTACATGTTGGCGATGTGGTTACTATTAACGAATATCCAACTACTGTGGCCAGCTGGTGTCCAAATACACCTAGTAAAATGGGGTTATATCCTAAATTTACTCCGTCAATTTATATTGACGATACGTACTCAGAGCCTACTGTAGTAATTCAAGGACACGACGGATCAACTACTATTGCTTTTGGTGATATTCGAGATCAAGTATTACTTGAATTTGAAAAGCGAATTTATGATAACATTAAAGTCGATGATAATCCAATTCCATTGACATCAGATCAAGTAGATCCTACTTTTTACCCAGCGCAAACTACTGCTTTATTACCTGGATTCTTTCGAAAAACGCCTTACACATATTCGGAAGTGAATCAAATAATGAGCGAGGATTTCTTAACATGGGTTGGGCAAAATCGTGTAGATTATACTCAACAAAATTATATTACAGACAATCCGTTTACTTATAACTATAGCCAAGCCGCTAATCGTATCGACCAAACACAATTCTTACAGGGTAACTGGAGAGGCATATATCGTTATTTTTATGATACTGAAACCCCAAATACTACACCTTGGGAAATGGTTGGATTTTCTGAAGAACCTGCATGGTGGGCGACACGTTATGGTCCAGGTCCATATACATCAGGAAATACAGTACTTTGGGATGATTTAGAAGCTGGTATTGTTGCAGATCCTGTTGGTCCATATGTTCTTCCTGAATATATAAGACCTGGTTTATCAAAAATTATTCCTGCTAGTTCAGAAGGTTATCTTCTGCCTCCGTCTGAATGCGTAATGGGTCGTAATGATCCGTATGGGTTCCAACAATCATGGGTATCTGGTGACGGTGGTCCAGTTCAGGCATCTTGGTGGAATAGTAGTTCGTATCCATTTGCTATTATGCGATTATTAGCACTGACAAAACCAGCACAATTTTTCTCATTATTTGCTGATAGAGATTTATATCGATACAATAATGCACTAGGTCAATACTTGTTAAATAGTCGCTACCGTTTAAATGCTTCAGGTGTACAAGTATATGGTAATGGTGTAAGCAAAGCAAGTTATATCAATTGGATTGTTGACTATAATCAACAAACAGGAGTTAATAGTACTACGGCATTGACTAACGAATTAGCAAACTTAGATGTGCGTCTATGCTACCGTATGGCTTCATTCAGTGATTCTGCGTATGTTCAAATATCTACTGAAAGAGCCGGACCAAGTTCTACGAATAATAGTTTACAAATTCCCCCAAGCAGTTATAGTTTGATTTTTTATAAAAATCAACCATTTGATCAAATTACATATAGTTCTGTTATTGTACAAGTAGAACGTTTAGGCTCAGGTGGAATAGGATATAGTGTTTATGGTTATAGCAATGTACAACCTTATTTTGAAATATTAGAAAGTAGTCCAGTAGGGTTATACCAGACTATTACCGCTGGTAATACCACAGTTCAAGTTCCATCACAATATACAAATAATATAAAACAAATTCCGTATGGATATGTTTTTACCAGTCCATCTAGTGTCTGCGATTTCTTAATGAGTTATGGAGCATGGCTAACATCTCAAGGATTAATATTTGATAATACATACAATGGGTACACATTAAATTGGTTACAGATGTCTCAAGAGTTTTTATACTTTGGAGAACAAGGGTGGCAAGCAGGTACAATGATTAATCTAAATCCAGCTGCCACTACAATTAAAGCAAGTCAACCTATCAGTATTGTAGATACTATTGCCAGCATAACTCCGGAAAATATGTTACTGGATCAAAATCGTACTGTGTTGGATGTTAGCTCAATGATAGTTAATCGTGATGGTAATCAATTTTCGATTACATCTACAAACGGACAAACTATCAATTATCTTACATTGAAATTCACAAATTACGAAGATATGATTGTGCTAGATAATACTACACAATTTAGAGATTTGATATATGATCCAATTACAGCCGCAAGACAAGTTCGTTTAAGTTTAATCGCATCTACGACAACTGAATGGGATGGGCAATTAAATGCACAAGGATTTATTCTTAACTTAAACAATGTAAAGCAATGGCAATCTTATCAAAAATATACCAAGGGAGATATGGTATTATACAAAAATACCTACTGGCAAGCATTGGTTATTAGTGAGCCACAAGAAACCTTTAATTATAGTGAGTGGATAAAAAGTGATTATCAAGCAATTGACACTGGATTATTGCCTAACTTGGCTAATAAAGCAGATCAATTAGTAAGCTCATACGATGTATACCAAGCTAATTTAACCAGTGATAACGATTTATTTGCATTTGGATTGATTGGATTCCGTCCTCGTCCATATATGACAGACATGAATCTTAATGGTGTAACACAAGTTCAGTTATATCAACAATTTATTGGTACCAAAGGTACATTACAAGCTGCTGAAATATTCAACTTAGCAAAACTTAACGGCAAAGAAAGCGGCGATTATAATATCTATGAAAACTGGGGCATATTATCCGGAGTGTACGGGGCAAATGCTAATAAGAGTTACTTTGAAATTCAATTAAACGAAGCTCTATTATCTTACAATCCGTCAACTATACAAATTACAAACCCAGGCGATGTAAGTCAAGCTAATCAGCAGGTTTATTTGAGCAATTTATGGAAAGAAAGTTATTCTATTAATAATATTAACATTCTTCCTACTATATATGAATCAGGTAGTTTGCCAGATGCATTACCGTCTGCAGGTTATGTATGTTTAGATGATGTTGATGTTACGGTATTCAGTATTGAAGATCCTGCGGCAATTGAAGCTGATATCAACAATATTGGAATTGGCACTTATATCTGGATTGCTAAAACCAACACGCATGACTGGGGTGTATATCGTGTAGCCAGTGTGCCAGGGCAAATGATACGGTTAACTGATAATCTCAATGGTACTAGTGTTGTACAATTTAACGCGGCACATGGGTTATCATTATATGATTTAATTATTATTAAATATTTTAATAATGGGGTTAACGGGGTTTATCGTGTTTTAGCAGCACCAACTCCAACTACCGTTATTATCGCCTTTAGTTTCGTAAACACAAATGTAACTAATATAACAGGTACTGGGTTAGTCTTTCATTTACAAAGTGCTCGAGTATCACAAGCTAGTGACATTTCAAACTTACCTTATGTTAATAATTTAGTACCGGGTTCGATTGCTTGGATAGATAATAACGGCAGTGGACATTGGGAAACTGTACAAAAACAAACTCCATTTATTACCGATTCTGTTATTTCCACGGGATTTACTCCTAGTGATCGATATGGTGTAAGTATAACACAATCAGCATCTAACTTTGGCGCTATGGTAGGTGCACCTGGAGCCAATTCTATACTGACTTATATTAGAGGAAATTTTACTGACTATCAATTTAACAGCACATTAATACTGGAAACTATTGATTCAAGTAATTTTGGTAATATGGTATCCTTTGGTAGTTCTAATTGGGCTATAGCAGGAGCTAATACCAGTGCATCAAACATGGGCTATGCTGTAGTAATTTATAGAAATTCAGATGTAAATTCCTTCACTATTACTCAATTATTAGTTCCGCCGACACAAAATTTTAATCCTATTAAATTTGGAACATCGGGAGTAATTAGTGCAGACGAAAAATGGATGTATATCGGAGCACCGGCAGCTAATTCAGTTTATGCCTATGAAAAAATAGATGTAGTAAATCAAACTATTACATATACTACAAACTATAGTGTAACTAGTTACGAATATTCAAACGCAATACAGATTAATTACTTGCATCCTGAACAATTATCAGTTGCATTAAGTGGAATTGAGTTAGTTTACGGAAAAGATTATACTGTAGATCAAAATTTTGTAACATTAGTTCACCCAACAGTGTCAGGACAAACACTTACGTTGACTCGCAATTTGAGTAAACAATTAGATGCTACGACTTATTACAATCTGAGACAAAGTTCAACCTCAGGCGCTGGATATAATTCAATTTTTACAATTCAAAATGTACGCGGCGAATATGTAATAAATCTAATAACTGGCGGACAGTCTTATGCTATTAATGATACGTTAGTTATTTCTGGATCAAGATTAGGAGGAACTACTACTGCCAATGATTTAACAATAACTGTTACTGGAATTGCAGTAGGCGGTGCAATAAGCGGGTATACGTATACTGGTATTGGTATAAATCAAACTAATACCTTTGCATTAAACACATATTTGTATAATGCAACCACTATCGAAACTTTTGCAGTGACTGTAAATAAAGTAATACAACGTCCCTATTTTGATTATACATTTAATAATGAAACTACTGAGTTGACATTTATTACTATTCCGCCAGTTGGAGCAGATATTATAGTAACAACACCGACATATTGGCAATATGTTACTACTATTACGTCTACAGATTCGATATCCGGAGATAATTTCGGATCATCAGTTGCAACAACAACGGATGGAGCACAAATATACGTAGGAGCACCTAATACTACACGTGATAATTTAAATAATTCCGGGGTAGTGTATATGTTTGACAGAAGCGTAATTCGTTATATAGTTTCGAATCCTTCTCAACTAACATATACAATACCTGGTAATGTTACAAATCCTGTGACAGTAAGCGTCAACGAAACATTTTTATTAACTACTAGCCAGTCAATCGAAGGACAATATAGTATAAGCGGAAATAATATCATATTTTCTAATATAACGTTTAATTACGGAGATATAATTGAAATTGGTACTAATCAAATTACACAAATTCAAGAATTATCAAGTAGCACACCAGTAAAATCAGCAGAATACGGGCTAGTACTTGATTCATGTCCATTGAATTGCAGTCTTTATATCGGTGCACCATACGATAGCACTTATATTGATTTAGCTGGGTCAGTTGATCACCAAGTTAATCAATCGAGGGTATACGGGGTTACCACATCTACAATAGCTAATCCTGTTCTAACTCCTTCTGGTACATTGCGTATTAATAATTCAATAGTAACTGTGCCAGCGCAACCTAACAATACAGTAGCAGGTTTTGCGAAAGCAATCAATGAAATGGCTATACCGAATGTAATAGCATCAACTACTCCAGATTTAACATTTACAGGCGATAGTACAACTAAAGTTTTTTATATTGGATCTTTATATACGGTTGCTAGTTCATATACTACTGTTGTCTATTTGAATAATGTGTTGCAAATTGCTGGGATAGATTACTCCTATGATCCTTCTGCGGAAACTATTAATTTTGTATTTGCACCTTTACCTGGTGTAAAAATAATTGTTGTTTCTGGAAGATTAACATTATCTATTAAAAACTCCAAAGCAGGAACACCAAACAATTTAATTACAGTACTTCCTGGGACAGTAACATCGGTATTTGGTCAATTGGGATTTGATACTTTAGTCTTTACTCAGCAAATTTTAAGCCCATCTCCAGCATTCAATGCTCAATTTGGTGCAAGTCTAAGTATTGATTCTAGCGCAGTTAATTTAATTGTTGGTGCACCAAATGGAAACGTTTACGAGCCAACAACTTTTGATGCTAATCAAACTTACTTTGATGAAAATAGTACCACTTTTTATAATCCGATTAACAACGGAGGGGTGGCATATACATATGATTTCTTCCCAAGTAGTACAAATAATATCAAAAATCCTGGACAATTTGCATTTGGGCAACAAATTTACAATAATGTCATTGAATCTGGTAATTTCTTTGGCACCGCAGTAAATTATACAAATGGTAGATTAATGGTAGGCGCTCCAGGCGGAACAAATACTTCTACTAATGGTAATGGATATATAGTAATTTTTAATAATCCAAACAATACTCCTGCATGGGCGCCTATACGTGTACAACAACCAGTTGTAGATGTACATGCGATCGATGGAGTGTTTAGTTACAATGGTGGACAAGCTATTGGAGTTAACGATACGTTAAATGGTGCGTATCAAACATACTTCGACTTCTTTGATCCATTACAAGGTAAAATACTTGGAATTGCTCGTAGTAACATTGATTATATTGGATCAGTTGACCCAGCACAATATAATCAGGGTACAGTTCATAATAATGGTCAATTCTGGGGCGCAGAACACATCGGTGAAATGTGGTGGGATACTGATACAGTAAGATTCATCGATCCTAGTCAAGATGACATAGTATATGCTAGTCGTCGTTGGGGTACGACTTTCCCAGGCAGTAGTATTGATGTTTACCAATGGATATCAAGTACTACCCCACCATCTAACTACACTGGATCAGGCACACCATTGAGTCCTACTAGTTATTGTGTAGCAACATCATTGGGATCAAATAATATTTTTACAACAATTTATTATTTTTGGGTCAAGGGAATTACAACAATTGCTTCAGGTTCCGGAAAAACATTAAGTGCAGCAGGAGTTGCCAGCTATATTTTTGATCCTCGTAGCAGTGGATTACCTTTCATTGCTGGATTAAATGCATCAACGATTGCGATTTATAATGCACAGCGTTTGTTAAATGCTACTAATACTATATTGAATGTTAGTTTTTCAAGAAAATTAACAGATTCTGTAGTACATCAAGAATATCAAATAGTTACAGATGGCATTGCAAAATCATTCCTTAATACTCAGTTATATCGAAAGTTTATAGATAGTTTATGTGGTATTGATACAGCAGGTAATGCAGTACCAGATCCAACTTTAAGTCCAGGTATGCGTTTTGGTGTACAGTTCCGTCCCAGACAGTCAATGTTTGCAGATAGATTTACTGCATTAGAAAATTATTTAGGTAGAGCAAATTCAGTTTTATTGCAGTATCCTATTTCCGAAACACGTAGTTTTAATTTATTGAATGCAGCAGATCCGATTCCTTCTGCTGGATCTGGAGCATGGAATTTTGAAGTACCTAACTTAGAAGTTTTAGGCTATCAAGATCTGTATGTAGTTCCAGTTGGATACAAGTATCTTGTATTAAATGATAGTACCGAAAACGGCCGATGGACAATTTATACGGTTAGTGCTACTCGAACATTGTTGTTAACACAAGTACAAAGTTATGATACTCCATTATATTGGTATTATGTCAATTGGTATTTACCAGGATATAATTCGACTATTGCACCAGTTGCTGCGGTTCAAAATTATGGGCAATTGGCAACATTAAGTTATACAACAGCACCAGTAGGGTCGTCTGTGCGTGTTATTTCTAATGGTTCGGGCAAATGGGAAATTTATTTACGTACAGGTGTTAATCCTGTCAGTGACTGGCAACGTGTCGGGTTAGAAGATGGCACTATAGCCTTTAAAGAAGAATTATGGAATTACGCAGTTGCTGATTTTGGGTTTGATGCACAAACTTATGATTCACAATATTTTGATGAAACTGCACAGATTGAAACCCGTTATATTATACGTGCGTTGAATGAGGAAATCTATATTGAAGATTTACTAATTGAACGTAATAGTAGTTTAATATTAATGTTTAATTTTGTATACAGTGAGTTTACTGATCCATCTTGGTTAATTAAAACAAGTTATGTCGATGTCAATCATAAGATTCGTTCATTATTACCTTATCAAACTTATCTTTCAGATAATCAAGATTTTGTAGTAAATTATTTCCAAGAAGTTAAACCTTATCATGTTCAGGTGCGACAGTTTAATTTAACTTATAGCGGAGAGGATAATTTCTTAGGAGATTTAACTGATTTTGACTTACCTGCATATTGGAATTCATTGCTGAAAAGTCCACAATTTGTAAGCCCTATATTGACTCCGTACAATCAAGCTATAACCCCTCATAATTCTTTAGTAAGCAATACTGCGCCTAATGCACAAATTTGGCAATATCCAAGTTTATATAGTCAATGGTTTAATAATTATCTGTTGAACGTGCAAGGTGTCAATATTACTAATGCAGGAACAGGATATAGAAATGCTCCTATTATAACATTCGGTACGATGTGGTATCCAAACACCGCTTATAGTATTGGACAACAAGTATATTATGCAAATAACTTATATACCATTACAGTTCCGGGTACATCAGGGTCTACTCCTCCTACATTCATGTCTGGTTCAGCGATTGATGGTAGTGCTACGTTAATGTATGCTGGATACCCTGCTACTGGAACCAGTATAATTAATACGACTGGAAATATTATTTCGATTACAATAACTAATCCAGGTAGTGGCTATATTACAGATGCATTTATAAATATCACAGGTGGTGGATTACCTGGAGTTACTATTGAATGGAGTGCAGGGTTGGCAGTAGTTTCGAATAGTTATATTATTGCTCCGAACGGCAATATATTTGAAGTTGCCGAAGCAGGAATATTAGGAAATGTTGCTCCAATTGGACACAACGATCAAATTAACGGTACAGCATCATTATTGTTTGTTGGTCAACCAGCTCAGGCCAGTGTAATAATGGGCAATCCGTCTGGACATACATTATCTCGTACATTTAATCTTACATTAAAATATGATCGCTATGAATATGAATCAACAATCGTTGACTGGGAATCAAATATAACTTATGAAACTGGGACTCAGGTACGATACGACAATATAGTTTGGAGCTCTAATAATACGGAATCTAATTCAGTATTTGACCCGTCGCAATGGACAATGGTTTCAGCCAGTGAATTAAGCGGTGTTAACCGTACTATGGGCTATTATGTCAGCACCGTAAATTCTCCTGGATTATCTTTACCATTGCTTATAGATGGTGTTGACTATCCTGGAGTACAAGTTTCTGGATTAAATTTCAGCCAAGACACTGGATATGCCCGAGATAATTTTGATATTAATCCTTTTGATAACATATCTTATGATGCAAATGGATTACCAACATATGACATAGGGGTATTGGACACAATTTTTGCAAGCAGTTATTTAGATCCGTACCTTGGAACACGCCCTACTGATATCAATATCGATGGTGGTAAGTATGTAGATGTATACGAAAGTCATGCACCAGAAGAATTAGTGCCAGGAATTGAATTTGATACATTAGACATGCGAGTTTATACGACTCCTGGGGCTGATTGGCAAGGGTTAGGACACAGCTTTCCGCAAGCAGTAATACAATTCATTTATGAAAGCAGCAATGCAACTATTAGTTTTGCAGGTGCATTACCATATCCATTTATCGTGGAAGTTACTGATGTAACTCAAGGGTATGATTTAACTCTAGGAGTTGATTATACAATAGATTGGACTGTCCAAACAGTTACAATTTTAAATACATCTATTTTGGTTGCACAAGGTGATCAAATTGCAATTTATGTGTATGAATTGGGTGGCGGCAATCAAGTATATAAAAATACTTATAATGGCAGTCAAGTAGGAAATTCATTGATAGTTCCTGTAGCATACTACCAAAATGATGGTATTACACCAGCAATACAAGAATTTGTTATTTTTGTTAATGGCGTATATTTGGCTAATTCAAATTATTCCTACGCTCCTTATTCATTGTCCTCGACACAAGTAACATTTACTAATGTATATAATTCAACTGATTTTATAAGTTTAGTAGTAATTCAACCTACTACAATTCAAAATGTAACTACAAATTACAGTTGGAGTTTACCTGTGACTCAGAGTTTTAGTGTAGCAACACCAGGACAAACTGTATTTGATCTGGATCCAGCATTTAGTTTAGAATATACTAATCCAGTGGTTGCAATTGTAACAGTGGGCGGGGTTGTTGCACAAGGTTCTGCTGGGGCCAGCTACATAGTACAAAATGGAAATACTGGATTCCCATTACCATCGAGAATAGGAATCAATTCAGCAGCAATAACTAAATCTATGGTAAGTGTTTATGTTGACGGTATATTATTAGATCCTGCATTATATGACATATCGATATATACTGGATTTAGTGGAAATATGAAAGCAGATTATTATTCAACTGTACCGTTTGATCCAAATATTGATACTGTATTTGTAATACTGACTAACACACCTGCAGATAATGCACAAATTTATATTGCAGTAAATGCGACAGCGCAGTATATAATTGATCCTATAGCACATACTTTAACCTTTATAACAGGCAAAGGACTCGTTCCGCAAGTTGGTCAAATTATTTCGATTACATCATTTAATGATACACGAGAACAAAGACTGTCAACGCAAATTTTTGTCGGGCCAGATAGTGAAGGAATATCAGTTTATGAAGCGTTTGATACAACAGACTTCGATAATCCGCCTGGCGCTGCATCATCATTACCAGGTGAATTTGATGCTACCGTAGGAGAAACAATTTACATCAATAATTTTGTATTATATCAATCTTATACAGATATTTCACGCCCATGGGTTTCTAAAAATGGAAAAGTATTATCTCCAAATATTGATTATACAATTAATGGAAATGTATTGAGTTTAAATAGTGGCACAATACAGACAACTGATGTTGTGGTAGTGACGAATGTTACTTGTTCAGTGGTACCTGAAGCTATGGAATTTAGAATATTCCAGGATATGCGCGGGGTTCAAGCAACTTATCGTATGACCATAGACTCTACTACATTATTGACTCAAAATTTAGCACAAACTGATGATATTATACATGTAGCTAATGCTAGTGCATTAACAATTCCTAATTTTTCTACCAATACATGGGGAATTATAACTATAAATGGCGAACGCATTATGTATCGTGAAATTGATATGGTAGCTAATACGGTCAGTAGTTTATTACGTGGCACAGCTGGCACCGCAGCGGCATCGCATACAATAGGGTCGACTGTTTATGACATGGGTAGAAGCAATTTACTGCCTGCTGCATCTCAAAACTATATCGTTAGTGATAGAATGATAGGAAATGGAGTAACTACAGTATTTGAAGCAGTAGATATTTCATTAGCATTTACCGATGCAATCACATGGGTAGCAGCAAATAGTTATACAGAAGGCACAGTAGTAGTTGATAATGGATTTTACTACCGTGCGATTATTACGGTTCCTAATAATACTGCTATTACTAATACAACTTATTGGCAATCTTTAAATAGACAAGTAGAAGTATATCTCGGTGGTATATTGCAAACCACTGGGTACACTATAACTAATGAAACACCAGTTTCAGTGACATTTATAACTGCCCCAGCTGTCGGAGAAGAAGTAACTATTTTAGTACGTCGTGGCGTAACATGGTATGCTCAAGGTACGAGCCCACAAACAGCATCGAATGGCACCCCATTGCAAGATACTACAACTTCATCGGCGCTCTTTTTAAGGGGAGTTAATTAATATCTGTAAGGTTTAGTATAGGTATAAATTACAATAAATAAAGAACAATGGAAAATAATAACACTACTCAATCGCAATCTAAACCCGAAAAAACTCCTAATGATACTGGAACTGTATCTTTTGAGTCTTTTTTAAAGATTTCCGATCCAAAAACACGCAAGGTATTTGTGGAGCAAAAAGCATGATACAACCAGGTTTAGCAAAAATAGAAGGGTTTATCAAAATTACTGATCCAAATACTGGTGAAATTTTGATAGATAAAAAGAACGCAGTTAATTATGAAAATATTTCAATTGCTATGGCAAATACACTTGCTGATCAAGGTAAGGGCTGGATTTATACTATGGCTTTTGGTAACGGCGGATCAGCAGTAGATCCCACTGGTGTCATTACTTATTTGCCACCGAATGTTGTAGGTCAAAATGCTAGTTTATATAACGAAACGTATGCGCAGATAGTGGATCAAAATTCAGCTAGTAATTTAGATCCTGCTAATAATAATATGACGGTGCTGCACACATCAGGCAATCCATATACAGATATATTGGTATCTTGTTTGCTAGATTATGGACAACCAGCAGGACAACAAGCATTTGATAATAGTACCAATTTTAATGGCGAGTATGTATTTGATGAATTAGGATTACAGTGTTGGAATGGATCTGCGTCTAATCTATTTTTAATTACACATGTTATTTTTCATCCAGTTCAAAAAAGTTTGAATCGACAAATTCAAATAGATTACACTTTGAGAATACAGACTCTTACTAATTTAAGTGCTGCATAAATACATATATTAAACGGCAATAAATAATAAAAGGATGGAGTAACCTAAATGTCATATACAATTAATTTAACGAACGGTAATTTACTAGTTACAGTTCCTGACGGTACCGTCAATACTACTGCTTGTTCGCAAGTGTTAGTAGGTAAAAATTATCCCGGATACGGTCAATTTTTAGATGATAATTTTGTTCATTTACTAGAAAATGCTGCTAATAGTACTGCTCCTAGTGCTCCATTGACGGGTCAACTTTGGTTTAACACAACAACTGGCGTGTTACAAGTATACAATGGGGTGGGATTTAAAACTTTATGTAGCGCACAAGCTACATCAGTAGCCCCTACAAACAACGCAATAGGCGATTTGTGGTACAGCACTACTAATCAACAAGTAAGTGTATGGACTGGTTCAAATTGGTTATTAGTTGGTCCAGTTTACAGTGCTGCAACTGGCACAACTGGTGCTGTTCCGGCCGTAATTCTCGATAATACTGGTTCTTCCCATATCGTTGTTGAATTATATGTAAATAATACAATAGTTGGGTTTATTTCTGAGGATGCAGCATTTACTCCACAAACTGTAGTTTCAGGGTTTACTACAATTCGTCCAGGAATCACACTAGCTACATCAGTTGGAAATCCAAGTCAGGTGCCATTGTTTCAAGGTACCGCTACTAATTCTCAAGCATTGGGCGGTGTTGCTGCATCCGGATTTATGACATCAGGATCAAATACATCGACAACAGGTACATTGAGTGTAATTAATAATACTGGATTATCAGTTGGTACAAATGCTGATTTTACAGTCGGTGTCTCAGGTGCTGATGTAAATTTAACTAACCATGATCCAAATGGAAATGTTAATTTTATTATTAATAAATCTGGTACCCCTGTAACTGCAATGACAATTAACGGGGCAACAGGCATTGTCAGTGGTGCATATGGTATTACTGCTAATTATGCAGACGTAGCCGAACGCTTTGCTGCTGATGCAGAATATGCTCCCGGTACTGTTGTTGAGTTAGGGGGTATTAACGAAATTACTATATCAAATACTGAGTTAAGTGAATCAGTATTTGGCGTGATAAGCACTAATGCTGCATATTTAATGAATAATGGAGCAGGCAATAACGTAACACATCCTCCTGTTGCTATGACAGGACGTGTTCCAGTACAAGTTACAGGTATTGTTCGTCGTGGCGATCGCTTAGTTTCTGCTGGTAATGGTATGGCAAGAGCTGCACAGACTGGAGAAGCTACAGCATTTAATGTTATTGGTCGTTCACTGACTGAAAAATTAGATTCTGAAGTAGGAATAGTCGAAGCTATTGTTACTATTAAATAAATTATAACGGAACACCACCAATGACATACTCTACTGGAGGTATAGTACAAGCTACAGATTATAATGGATTTGTTTCAACTACGCCTGGCGGAAATATCAATGCTACTTGGAATACTGCCTACGGACAGACTTTATTACCCACAGTATCAACGGGCACAACTGTAACTGCTGCACAATGGGCCTCGCTAAATTCAACGATAAGTTCAATGGCAGCACACCAGGGTACATCTATTACAGCAAGAACTAACCCTACTACAGGCGGTGTTGTTTCAGTATTGAGTAACTTAGGCACTGACATTACAAATTGTTATAATAATTTACATAATGCAAGTACATTAGGTTCACAATTTACAAATTGGACAGGTGCAGTTAGTAAAACTTCGACTACCGGCGCGGGTACATCGTCTTGGTCAATCAATTATTCAAGTACTATAAGTTTTGCCAGTGTTGCAGCCGCTAATTATTTCTTCAATTCTGGCGGATTGCTTAAAATTCAGTTTAGTAAAACCAGTACAGGTAATTCTTCAGATAATATGTGGAATAATTTTGTTAATGGTATTTGCGGTGCAATTTATTTGTCCAGCACTGGTGCTAGTAAGACAATTAGTGGGTATACATATACGGGCACAACTAAGATTGGTGGATCAGGTGCACCTACAATTTTAGCAACTGGTATAGGGTTTCAACAACTATCATCAACCCCAACTGCCATTTATAAGCAATTTGATGGTGGGGTATATGCTTATTCCAGCAATTATGTACTAGTCCAAGCTTCATTAAATGGTTCGACTATAACTATAAACACTACTTGGTACGATAATGGTGATTTATACGGATCAGTTATATCAGGTGGTACTCCAACTAGTGGTATTATATTTGGCACTGCACCAACTACACTAGTTACTTACTTTTCCCCAGAAACAACTTATATTTCAAATTCCTGGGGTTCCCCGACTATATCATCTACGGTAGTTTAATATAATATTTTGTCAAAAGGGCATTATGCCCTTGACATTGTTACTATACTACTGTAAAATAAAATCATGGATACTGATAAATTAGTTTCGCACTCACGAGCACGATTCGAACACGCGGCAGCAAAACGCACACTTAAAGAAAAATACGAAGCAAAATTAATCTTTACTTATAATGACGGAATGTTTCGTGCTGGCCCGGAACTCATCAATACTCTTACGAGTTTTTCGAATAAATCAGAACTTGTTCTAGTAGATTTATATGGAAACCCAGTGAGGATCGATGTATATCCAGTAAAAAGTCTAGCAACGGATCTCTGGCATGATACAATGCGGGATTGGTTAGAAGAATACGAAGAACTCATTAAGAAAAGATGACAACAGGTGCGTTGATTTTTGCCTTTAATAACGAACATATAGACTATCTATCTATGGCTCGTTGGTCGGCAGGGAATATTCAGCGTTGTCTAGATATTCCCACTGCTATAATAACAGACAACACATTTGTTTCTAAAGATTATGAGCAATGCATATATGCAAATCCTGAAGGAAAGTATACAAGAAAATTTGCAGATCAAGAAAATGATGTAACTTGGTATAATGGTAATCGCGTAGATGCTTATCGTCTATCTCCCTGGGATCAAACTTTAGTTTTAGATGCTGACTATGTTGTAGCTAGTAATCAATTAAAGAAAGTGTTGACAATGAATTGTAATTTTGCAGCCCATAAAACAGCATATGATATACTACATCAAGATAATTTTGACAATCTTAATAGTTTTGGTAATTTTAAAATGCCCATGTGGTGGGCTACCGTAATGATGTTTAGAAAAAGTCCCGAAGTTGAAATGATTTTTGATTGTATGAATATGATCAAAAAAAATTGGGAACATTACAAAAATTTATATAAAATTTTAACACCTACCTATCGTAACGATTTTGCGTTGAGTATAGCATTAGGTATTGTTAATGGTCACACTCTTGATCATAATGATATACCCTGGAAATTAGCATCTTTAACTCCCTCCCGTTCCTTGACAAAAATAGCAGTGGATGAATATCGTGTAGATTTTCTAACACATGATCAAAAATCACGCTATATAACTATATGCAAACAGGATTTTCATGCTATGGGTAAAAGACATTTGGGAGATATTATTGCAAGTGACTGCTGATCAAGGATATTTAATTCCTGCGATAGGCGATGTGTATATTAAGTGTGCTGAAAAATTGCGCAATAGTATATTGGAATGGCATCCTGATGCTGAAATCACTATATTGACTGAAGATATGTTGCCATATGGAAATCTCAATGGATTTGCTAATGATTGGCAATGCTATTTGGTGAGTCCTTATCGACATACTATTAAATTAGAAGCTGATATGTGGTGTGCTAGTCCGATTAATCATTGGTGGGATTTATTTTCTACCCGGGATATAGTCATAAGTCAAGGATGCAGAGATTTTTATGACAATACTGGTAAGTCAAGATTTTATCGTAAGATATTTGATAACAATAACTTGCCTGATGTGTATAATGCTATCACATACTGGAAAGTAAGCGATACAGCTGAACAATTTTTTATATTAGTTCGCAACATATTTGAGAATTGGGAAATATATAAGACTTTATTGAAATTTCCCGATGAAATTCCAACTACAGATGTAGTATATGCTATAGCTGCTGTTACCATAGGCATTGAAAATGTAACTTTGCCTAAAGACATTGGACCAAAGATAGTTCATATGAAAAAAAATATGATACCTATCGAATCAAATGATTGGAGTAAGGAATTAGTTTTTGAAAAAACTAACCCTGGGGTTAGAATTAACACTGTCGCACAGTGGGGTTTTGTACATTATTATATCAAGGAGTTAGCTAATGAGTGACGAACAAGATAAATTAAAACATAGTAAGCGACAACAGCAGAAGGAAAATCATATTAACAGACAAATGAATATTCGCAAAGCACATTCATTTGGAGTAGGCGGGATTGATTCTGCAAATGATAGCCCTCATCGTTATCATAAAGTATCGGGAATGACATGCGGTGATGCAAACTGTGTAATGTGTGGCAATCCTCGTAAGTTTTTCGGAGAGCTTACATTACAAGAACAGCGGGCTATACAGGATTTAGATACATTTCGCGAAAGACATAGTAACGGAACATTACCTGAAGATGAATGAACAAGAATTTTGGAATGCCATTCAACCGGTAGTAATAAAACCAGTAATACATAGATTATATTACAATGATCAAGGTTTGCCATTATTTTTTAGTCAGGAAGAATTATCAGGTAATTATATAAATGTCGACGCAGAGACATTTTTTAATCCACCTACTCATATAAGAGTAATTGACGGTAAATTAACTATAATCGATACTTGTGTAGTAACAAGATTAATGCCAACTAATTGTGGTGTTGCTTGTCATCCAACTGATATCAGTATAGTAGTAGAAGAAAATCTCCCACACAAAAAATGGAATTTAGTATGACAACAAGGATAGATGTAGCAGACTTAGATGTAATATTTTTAACCTACGACGAGCCACAAAAGGAAAATTTTTGGGTTGAAATTAAGAATATGATACCGTGGGCTAAACGAGTTGATGGAGTAGCAGGTTCTGATGCAGCACATAAAGCCGCTGCTGCTGCAAGTGAAACTGAAAGATTTATATTGATCGATGGCGATAACATGCCTGAGGAAGATTTCTTTGATTTAACATTGGAATTTCCTGATACAGAATGGGAGAATGCTGTATATCGTTGGCGTGCTCGAAATGAGATTAACGGATTAATGTATGGCAATGGCGGTATTAGTTCATGGACACGTACCTTTGTGAATAATATGCAGACACACGAAAACACTGATGGCACAGCAGAAAATGATGTAGAATTTTGTTTTTATTCTAATTATTGGGCTATGCACGATTGCTATAGTACAACATATCCAAACGGTTCTCCATTTCAAGCATGGCGTGCTGGATTTCGGGAAGGAGTAAAGATGTGTTTAGATCGTGGTGTTAAGCCTACAATTAAAAATTTTAAACAAAATGTACACCATCGTAATCTTGATCATTTAACAGTATGGCATAATGTAGGAAGAGACATTGAGAATGGGGTATGGGCTATTTTAGGTGCTCGTATGGGTACATATATGCTTATGATTAATCCTACATGGGATTATAAACAAGTACAAGATTTCAATGCGTTAAAACTTATATACGACACTGTAGATGGGCATAATCCCGAAGTCATTGCTGCACGTATTGCACCTGATTTGCAAAACCAACTAGACTTGCCAATTACAATGTTAGATGAAAATGCAAGCAAATTTTTTAAGAGGCATTATCGAAATAATTGGTATAATCAAGGCATAATGATTCGTGAAATAGATGTAATACGTAGACAAGAGGGATGGTAATTATTTTGTTCCAATTAGCATATATCTAGTAAATTGCGAATCGGGATATATAAAATCTAAACTACCGTGGTAAGAAATACTAGTTAATGGATAATGGTCAATAAAATCATCTAAAGTTGATGAATGTACCACGTGATCATCGTGTGGCATATCATTTCCCTGTAATATAACCCTAGTACCTATTGGGATATTGTTGAACCAATCCATAGAATCAAAATGCTCAGTGCTGGTATTGATTATTAAATCAGGATTACCAGGCAATAGCAAGTTACAATCACCTGTGTATGCTTTGAATTGCCATTCTTTAAAGACCCAATTTTCATTTACTGTATCGGCCATAGATTCACAAGTGGGATCTATGTCGTAACTTTCAATTCGATCTACATTAAATCGTTCTCTACTTAATAATAGAAATCCAGTAATACCGTACCAGCCTGCATAGATTCGAGTTAATTTGCTATGCCAATTTAGATTTTCAAGCTCTCGACATAACCATAATTTGCTATCTATTTGCCCATTTGAAAAAGCATCTTTGTTAAACATCGTGTACTTATTAGTATAAATAATTCACCATATAAAATTTCATAGGCTTACAATGCAAAAAAAATATTTCAAACTAGAACATGCTAACCCCGTTAATACTGATTGGTTTGTAGTTAACTGGTGTCTGGGTAATACTTGCAATTTCAGTTGCAGCTATTGCCCAGATAATTTACACAATGGTACTAATCCATGGCCAACCCCAGATACCATTAAGAATTTTATTTCAAAAATTAAAGAAACACATCCTAACAAAAAACTTTATTTCGAATTCACAGGCGGAGAAGTTACGCTGTACAAACATTTTATAGACATTTGTCAATATTGTACAGAACAAGGTGTGAAAGTAGGATTAATATCTAATGGATCACGAACATTAAGATATTGGAATGAAAACAAACAATATTTTGATCACGTATGTTTGAGTTTTCATCCTGAGTTTGGTGATGCTGATCATTTTATTGAGGTTGTAAAAATTTTAAACAATGATGTACGTACTCATGTTAATATAATGATGAGTCCTGAAAAATTTGATTATTGTTTCGATATAGCCAACAAAATAAAAGATTTAGGCAATATATCAATGGCACTACAGCCACTTATACATGATTTTGGCGAAGTATTGTATGATTATACACCTGAACAAAAGAAAATTATTGATGATCAACATAGTTTAATTAGTCAACATATTAAATTTGATCGAACTTTTGAATATTATAGAGGTGCGATGCGAATGCTATATCCTAACGGGACATCAGCAGTATCCAGTGCTCATCGTTTTATTAATGAAAAAGCAAATGATTGGTCCGGGTGGAACTGCTATGCTGGTGTTGAGCAGCTAATTGTAGATCAACGTGGAACGATTTCTCGAGGATGGTGTTTAGAAGGTGGGGCAATAGGTAGTATATTTGACGAAAATTTAGTTTTACCCACTGATCCGATACTTTGTACTAAGACTATGTGTCATTGTAATTTTGACATTATGAGCACTAAGGAATACAAAGATGTCTAAGCAATTAGTAGTATTGTCTGATGATAATCGCAGAATAATGGCCAGTATAGAAGATATAGTTACAGCTAAATTAAATAAATTTCAAGGCTGGGTATGTAATACTGGATTGCAGAATTTATATATAGACTTTGATGGTAATGTTTGGAACGGAAATTGTTCAGGTAGTGCAGGAAAATGGCTTTTAAAAAATAATAAGCCGGCTTGGGGCAAATTGGGCAACATCAATGACGGATTTACCTTGCCTAAAGAAACAGTTATATGTCCATATAAAACTTGTGGATGTGGATCTGATATAACAGTGACAAAATATAAAAAAGATGATGTTAATAGTATCGATTTTATAAATTCTAAACCTTTGAATTCCAATCAAATATTTGATACTGTTACTAATATCACTGCTTTGAAATTTAATCATGAAGTTCCTAAACAAATTTTATGGGATATAGGACGACAATGCAATTATAATTGTAGCTATTGTTGGCCAGATGTACATAATACAACAGATCCTCATAAAAGTTTAGATTTATTAATCAAAACAGCTGATTATATGATTGAAAATTGGAGCGAAGGACATCGCATACGTTGGTATTTTGGCGGAGGCGAACCAACATTGAATCCTGATTTTGAACCTTTTATACAATATCTTAGCAGTAAAAATCAATGGACTATGTTAGTATCAAATGGAAGCCAGGGTCCTAAATACTGGGAAAAAAATTGCGACAATTATAGTATACTAATATTCAGTGCTCATTTTGAATTTATGAAAAAAGAATTGTTTATGAAAAATGTTGATGCAGTGGCTAATACATTATCAAAAGGAACAAAAAATTTAACCAAGTTCATTGTTAAATTAATGACCAAACCTGGTACTATTAATCAGTCTATTGAATTATCCAATGAAATTAAAAAAGTTATACAATTATACAATCTGCCACCTAATTTATTATCAATTGATATGGTGCCGATAAGAGGATTGGGAAGTGAATCTGGAAATGTTAAATCTGAATATACTGATGAAGAGTTATCACAAATTTTATCATTTAATCAATCTTAATTTTTACTCTAGTACAGATTCAATGTATAAATTTTTAAATTGTGTATTAAGCCAATCGTAATCATTTATTAATTGCAATACCTTGACATTATCTATATTTTCTTTGCCGAATTTTCTTCCAGCTATTGCACCGGCAATAGCATATTTGCCAAAAGGTTTGTCGTCACCTGCGGTACACCAAATGTCTAACCGTTTTTCAGTTTCGCGGCTTAGTTGTCGATTTACTATCTTGCTGGATAATTTAGCACATTCTCTAAAAGCACTACGCCAAGCACTAAACTCGTCACTATTAAACGAAGTAGTATTACTAATCTTAGGCATCAATTTAAATTTGTCACTTAAACTGGTAGTCATATCGGTATTATTTTCATCAGCTGATAATACTAAGTCTGTTGGGAATAATTTCACTCCTCCATAACCATATTTTAACCCATTGACGGGATTGATACTACGCCAAACATGCACGCAATCTCGATCAAAGATATCAGGTTGAAAGTTAAAATCCCAATTATCGTCTAACTCAGCATCGCCGTCTACCACATAAAACATGTCAGTCTTTACTATGGATGCAGCTTGTTTATGTGCAGATACAATACCTTTTATGTTATCAATACGTTTAGCATATGGTGCTTTGGTCAATACTTTTTGCCAGTTGGTTTCTGCGTTAGGTTCATTGTAGCTTATAAACACAACATCTAACCGTACAGGAAGATTAAATTTAGCGTTACCTACAATTTTAGTACCCTTAGGTTCGTGTGGAGTAATTTTTGCTGCCCATACATCCTGATAAGTGACTGATAATTTTTTGTCTACCATCCATACATGTTCGTAAGATAAATCATAATAGGGTATATGATCGTCAATAGTATATTCTAGTTTAGGCAATGCTGGATTATAAATTATTTTAGGGCTAACATAACCCATATCTTTAACAGGCTTAGGCATGCCATTCAATAATTTAACTTTGATTGCCCATACTTTATCATCAGTGGGATTGAATTTAGGATCTAAGTACCATACATGTTCGTATTTTAATTCATGCCAAGGAATAGCTAAATTAAAATCAAAATCTATTTTAGGAATATCACTATTGTATTTTATTTTTATTTTTGGACTAATATAGCCCATGTCTTTAGTTCCCAGTATAGTACTATTGTCTAAATGACAACGTAAAACCCATACTTTATCATCAGTGGGATTGAATTTAGGATCTAAGTACCATACATGTTCATATTTTAAATCATATAAATTATTCAGGGGAATCTTCGACGGATCATTTAATAGTGTAATATCTTCTGGTATTGCAGGATTTCTCTCCCATATTAATTTTGGAGAAACATAGCCCATGTCTTTTGTGGATTTGGGATTCCCGTCTAATAATTTAACTTTAACTGCCCATACTTTATCATCAGTGGGATTGAATTTAGGATCTAAGTACCATACATGTTCATATTTTAAATCATACCAAGGAATCGATAAATTTTTATCAAAAGTTAAATCGGGCAAATCTTTGTTATATTTTATCTTAACTTTTGGACTAATATAGCCCATGTCTTTAGTACCTTCTACATTATAATTTGGCAATCGGCATCGAAACACCCATACTTTATCTTTAGTAGGATTATATGTAGGGTCTAAATACCATATGTTTTCGTATTTCAAATCATATAAATTATTGAAAGGAATTTTAGATGGATCATCGGCAAAGGGAATTGTGTCAGGAATATCTGGATTCCTTTCCCACATCATCTTAATATCAACTGCCCAATAGCCCATGCCAAGTTTCCAATTTTTATTGAAATACTTTGCGACCCAGTTGTCATTAAATTTCCATACTATACATTTTAATCCGGGAGTTGGTGGTATTTTGTCAATGGTGTCTAGTAAAGCAGTTCCCTCGTATATGGGATTTATTACTAAAAATTCTTCATGGGCTTGCCCTAATTGTCTTAACTGATGATCATATTCTAAATAATCATTTTGCCATTCAATTTGTTCAACTTGTTCGCGTGGTATTATGGGTATATTCAGCATTTTTATTTTTTTATTTGTGTAAGCCATTCATAGTATTTTATTAGTCCCTGCTTTAGATCAACTTCGGGCAAATAACCAAAATCTTTTTTAGCTTTTTTCACACTCAATTGTCCACGTACAGGATATGATAAATCACGTTTACCTATGAATATAGTTCCTTCACCTACTATATCAGTTATTAACATAGCGGCTGACATTAATGAATGTGATTGGCCTCGGGATATATTGTAAGTAGAGTTTGCAGATTTCTTATTTGTCGCAGCTAATACGATTCCCATAGCTGCATCGTCAACATAGGTAAAATCTAATTGCTCTTCTATCCCATGTACTTGAATATCTTCACCGTTCATAGCAGCAGCAAAAAATTTACTTATAACACGATCAGTCACATCACATGGACCATACACGGCACTTGGGCGTACAATAGTATAATTTAATCCATATTGACGGCTGTAATCTTTCACTAACCATTCTCCAGCTAGTTTCATTATACCGTATTGCCCAATGGGGTTACATACCGCATCTTCTTTAATACTAGTATGATTAAAATCTCCGTATACCATACTTGAACTAGCATAAACAAAACGTTTTATTTTATGTTTGACTGACATTTCTAATAAATTGAGTAATCCTTCACTCATTACTCTGCTTCCCGCCACAGGATTTTTATTTACGACTTTTTGTCTGGGAAAGCTAGCCAAATGTATAACAATGTCGACACCGAGGAATAGTTGATCATCTAATGGGTGGGTGATGTCTGACAACACGATATTTCGAGTAAGAATTTTTTTGCCGCGTTCTGCCATTACGTAATTCAACTCTGTTTCAGGTATGATTCCGTAATCTGTTTGATTATCTATAATACTGACATCATGCCCTAAATTTTCTAACATACGAACTATGTTATGTCCAATAAATCCCAGTCCACCAGTAACTAATATTTTCATTCAGATTTTTTCCATTTTAGTGTCCAGAAAGTCTTATCCTGTTCTTTAAGTCTGGCAACAATATAATACTTGTAGCCATATGTTATCGGATCTACAATACGGTTCCATTCAGGCGGGCCAACAGCATTTTCCATAACCCATTTACCCATTTCTGTCTGTTGCCATTGCCATAAAGGTTCAGCTGCATAGATATCTGGGTCGCTAACATCGCCCATGGTAAATGTGTGTACCACTACCCCTGAGATTTTTACCGGCGCACCGTTAATTAGGCGCCATTCGGTTAAATTACTAAGGAAGTCATTCTTATTTTTATATAGGTCCATGTATTATATAATATAACATAAACAGATATTATTTTACAATAAATTCGTTGATCATTGGAAATATTGATTCGAGTTCTACTGCACATAATTGAGCTACTAATCTATGCTCTTTCTGTGTCTCGGGACCACTACGGAGTGTAATGTAATGCAGCCAACTTCGTAATGTACCCTGCATATACAGTCGACTCACGGTTAATCCTTCGGGTAATACAGCGCGAGCTTGTTCTTTTGCAATACCGTTTTTCAATGCCCATTCATAAGAATGTTCAGCCGCAGCAATAACTGCTTCTTGTTTCCAACGCCATTGTTCTATTAAATTTTGATCGGATATAGATAATCCACCTACTTCGATACTGTTTTGTCGATTCTTTGTATCCTGCAATCTAGTTTCTCTAATATCGAACCCGAGGTCAGCAACTGCATAACGCTGACTAAATTCTTGGAAACTAAATGAACGATGTCTCAAAATTTGTCGAGCAATATCTCTAGTTGTTTCGATCTCTAAACAGGCTGAGACCATCTCGAGAGGAGACCAGTGCTGGTGCTTGATAAGATAGCGTATAAGTTTTTCGCTAGTGTCTGTATTTGTTTGATTGTCACGATTACTAACTCTTGCACAGTAAGCAACTAGTTCTTGAGCATTTACAATGCCCTGTTCTACTAGTTCCTTACTGGGTTGACTTGATGATATTAATGTTACTTTCAAAGTTTACCTAATAGTTTATCGGTTTCGGGTTGTACTAGAGCCGCCACACTTTTAATATCGACAATAAATTCAACATCTTTGATTTCAGAATCTAAATCATTAAATGTTCTAGTAACTATTTGTTCGATATCATCAATATTCAGCCCCTGTTTAGCTAGGGTATGAATATTGATGGTGCGTTGACGATTGTTTGTTAATTTGAATACAATTTTTTTAATGCATTCAAGTGGGACGTCAGTCTTATTTACTTCATCGACTATCGTTTCCCACTGATCTAACATCTCATCAATTGGTTGCATCATTTGCTACTGTTTCTGCTTTAGGAGGACGACCACGACGCTTTGGTGCTTCTGCGACAGGAGGAGTCCATGTGGCCTCAGCAGGATTAACTCCAGGTACCATACGCTCAGCATCTTTCTTCATACGTGCAGCTTCTGCAATCATAGAGTTTGCTTCGGTTTCCATACGTTTAGCTTGGGTCAGCATGTTGGCTGCAATAGCTCGGTCACTTAAAACACCATCAGTTGGTGCAATCAAGTTTTCCATTGGTTCAATATAACGATTTTGTGCTGCATCTTGTTTAGCTAATTGCTCTTCTTTATAACGAGCTTCTGCTGCACGTTTAACTGATGGATCAACCATGCCACGAGTAGCTTCAGCTTCTTCCATTTTTTTACGTGCTTCGTCACCCTTGTTCATTTCGTTAACTAATTTATTCATTTCATCTAAACGAACTGTTGCATTGC